ATTATCTTTTTTAAAATCTGGGTTTTCTATTTTAATTGTTAAGTCTGAAAATCCAACTCTTAATTTTTTATTGTGTAGCTCCATTAATATCCAAACATCCTATCTGCTGGTTTATAGTTTTCATTACGAAATGACGAAAGGCCACTTCCATGTGGGTTAATGGGGCGAGACATGCATCCATATCTTAATGCATCATATGCATGATCTTCTGCATGTGTATCAACGTCTTCTGGATTGTTTTTGTCGCAAGGTAAAAGTGGTAGTGTTCGTATTAAATTTAAACAATTATTAAATACAAATAAAGATGGTTTAAGTCCATCATTAGTTTCTCTAAGTGATAATCGTTTATGTATCTCCAGCTTTCCGTTGATACGACTTCTTGGTGATCTATCAGATGGTCTCCATCTGCATCCTGTATTTATCATTGTTTCTGCAATGCTTGGACCAACATCACCTCGTTTAGCCCAAGTACTTGAATCGAGTACTCCATATCGAATATACTCATTATGTTCTAAGTTTAAAACTTGTTGTGCAAATTTATCTGCTGTAACTTTTTTTGTATATAGTTCTCTATAAACCCATAAATTATTATCAAAATCTATAGCAAACCAAAGTACACAAGCAGGTGAAGAATACCCCCAGTCACAAGATCTAAATCTATGCCAATTTTTAGGCATATCAAAAGGATCTACAATATGTAATTCTTTACTAAATTCTGGAAATGCTGCATCTTCATACGCACTCCAATCACCTTCTAAAAATTGCTTTCTTTGTACTTCAGGCAAAGAAGCTAACATAATATAATAATCCTCTGTTTGCATTAAATAAGGATTATCTTGTAATTTAGCTGGTATAAATCTTCTAGTTATATGTCTATTACCAACTGGTGTTTGAATATCTACTGAAAATCTTTCATTAGGTACTGCTGGATCTACAAACATTTCTTTAACCCAACTTGATCCTACGTTTCCTGGATTACCTGTTGCTCTCATATATACTGGTATTTCAGGATCTACTGATCTAAGTGACGATCTTAAAAAATTATATATATCAGGATTGGGATATTGTGGTAATTCATCTACTCCAATCCAGGTATATGATTGTCCTTGGTACCTTAATGCATCAGTTGTATTTTCAGCATAACCAAATTCTATTTTAGCTCCTGATGGAAATCTCCATTCTTTTTCTTGTTCTCTCCATTTTGCACCAGGAAATGCTCTTGAATATAATCTTTGTGAATGGTTTATTAAATCTCTTAACTCTGGCATTGAGCGTCTAAGTAACAGCGCACGATGATGAGTTTTATCACAGTATCTTAATGGGTCAATAAGCATTGCATAAGACTTACCACCACCTCTTGCTCCACCATAAAAAACTTCTCTCTCTGAAGCTGCTAAGAATTCTGTTTGTGGTCCCTTATTAGGTTCAAATATAACTTCTTTTTCTTTAATAGCATCTTTTATATTTGGTGTAGTCTTTTCTAATTCTTCTTCAATAACTATATTTTGTTTATTCTCTAATATGTTATCAGCTTTTTGTATTGCTTCTTTTTTATTTTTTAATTTTTTCTGAGCATTATGATAACTATCTTTAGCTTTTTGTACTTGTTTAGATATATCACTGATACTAGCTTTGGCTGATTTCTTTGCTTTGACTATAAATTTTTTCTTAGGTTTAGGAGGTTCAACATCATTCACTTCTATTTAATACCTTTCTTAGACCTGGAGCAGATATGTATCTACCTGTTTTTCTTTCCATCCATCCAGAAACTTCTCGATATGAGCAACTTTTAATATAATTCTTTGCTTGCTCTATTGCTTCAAGTTCTTCGGGAATTGGTTCTAATAGTTTATTATCCTGTTCATTTATTTTATAGCCAAACGGAATAGTTCTTGCAACTCGTTTTTTAAACCCTAAAGACATTAGGCTTCTTTTGCAGGTAGTATAAAGATACCATGTGCTACTTTAGCATTGATATCTACCTTTTCACTTTTTACAATACCGACTCTATCAAGTATTTGTTTAGCTGCTTCCATCCTGATACTTGCACCAGGAAGTGAGCCATCATCATCAATAGCATTAGCCATACTTAAAGCTGCTTTAGGTGAGTGGGCTGCTAATACATTCTCAGCACGTTCAATAATCTCATCTTTAAGACCTTGGACAACTTTAGGGTAAGATGTGGGGGAGTATCCAGCTAATTCAGCAGCAATTTTAGGATCGCCATTTGCTTTACCAAATAGTACACTAAGGAATTGCTTTTGTTTCTCACTTAATTCTTTACTTTCCCTCTTATCTAATAACATTTTTAGCTAAATATAGCAACTAATACAAATGCAACTAAGATAACTATAGCACATGCTTTAGCATAATCTTTTGTTGCCCATGTTTTATAGCTCTTAGCCCAATTTATTAATTTTTCCATACGTTCTCCTTTGTGCTATTTTTGTTTTAAGTTTATTAACTTCGTCCTCATACTTATTTAATCTTTTTATCCTCTCGTCTCTCTGTCTAAAAGATTCTTTCATACTTAACTCCCAAAGTTTATTTTCTGCTTCCCAATACTCATCAAAGTTATGCTGTTTCATTAAATCCTTTACCTAAAGTTCTATGAAATTCATCTAAGGGATTATGTTCACATTTCAGGCAATCACAATGAGGTAGTTGACACCTGCCATCACTTCGACAATGACAGTTATGCTCACAATATTTACACACTAGGTGGAAATTTTTTTCTTTGGACATGCTTTTGTTTATTACGTATCACTTTTCGTTTAGTACCACTAGTCCCAAAGGACTTTTTCTTAAGTAAATCAACAAGTTCTGCGTAAGTAAGCACTATACGCCAATAATTAAAGTTAAAGAGGCACCCTTTTTAGAGGATTTCTTCTTTTTCTTAAGTTTTTTCTTTCTTTTCTTAGGTTTTTTGCGTGCTTTTGCAGCTGCTGCTTTCCCAGCCTTAGTGTACGCATAATGTTTACCGTCTACTACTGGCATTAGCTATCTCCTCAGTGTGGTTGTCATCCTTTTTTTTAGTTTTTTTGCGAAATATACTATTATAGTGTTCCTCATCGAACCGATGGTAGTGGCTAGGTCGCCAATAATTTCGGAATGTTCGTATAGCCATGTAGAATTCTTTATTATTTTCAAATAGTTACCGTGAATGTCCATATATTTTTTATATTCTATTGTTGTGACCCTTTGGTAACTACTATTTATATATATTATACACACAGATAGCAATTCTGTCAAGTCTTTTTTTATTTTTTTCTTGACAGAATCGCAATAGGGGTGTATAATGGTATTAGGGTCCCCCCGAGGGTCCTATATGTATATCCTAAAGGTACTCCTATTAGGGATTCCATAGATAAATGCCCGAAGGAGTCCATACTAATGTGGCCACTAAAGTGGTTACCATTGATTTCTAGTGATTTTCTAGCAGTGGCGTATTGGATACCCCCTACACCCCCCTAGCCCCCTGCCCATGCCCATTGAAATCCTTACATATATCATTTTTTTATAGATCATAAAAATATATATCAAGCTGATATAGGTAAAACTTAAAAGAACTTTAAAAATTCTTTTATGGTTTCGATTAAAAATAAAACTAGGTCATGCCTAATTGCGTATCTTCTAGGCAACTTTGTAAACCACTCATGGCTGAATAATAAATTCCTTAATGGGTGTACCTTGATATATGCCAAGCTGATATATATCAGGGTGATACATAAGCCGAGCTGTGGTATCTATTAGTTGAACTGTGATGATATTGGCGGGGATAATTTAGGGTATAAAAAAAGCCCTATTAAAATTAATCAATAGGGCTTTAATTGTTTTATTTAAAAGAACTTTAGTTATTCGTTCCAGTTTTTTCAGTAGTATCTAAATTTACTTTTATTAATTCAACTTCACGATCAGCATAATTTTCAATCGCTTCAGCTTTAATGTTACCTAAAACTTGTTTACTTTTAAACGCTTTAGGAAGTTTAACTTTATTTAAT